TTGATTTAAAAACCATTTAAGATAATCTAAGGGAACATCTGTAATAAATTTTCCACTATGTTTACCAAAATTAAGAACATATCCAGATTGTTTATTTGTAGGGGAATTTGGCTGAGGCTTACCAGGGGAACCCACGGAAGGTTCGGAAGGTAATATAGGAGTAGCGTCCCTTTTGACCCCAGCCTTTTTAATGTCGTATAAATCCCTTGCTATACCCCATTTAACGCAAGCACGTTTAAATGAGTCGCTAACTATAGACTTTTCTCCTTCAAAGTTTGCTTCAGTTCCAGTGTCCCATTTAGTTACTTTGGTTCCATTAACATTAATAGAAACACCACACATCAACAAACCCTTTACTTCTTTATAATCATCACTCCAGTTTTCAGGACCTACTACAGCATCTAAAACATCCATGCAGTATCTCGCATCTACATAGGACAGTTTAACCCCTGCTTGGGTTCTGTGTTTAATCCTGTCTTCTGGTGTTGGTTGTGCTAGTTTAGATAAATCAATCTTACTCATAGTCGCTACTCCTTTTAGTTACAAAGAATTTACTATGAGCAGATATTTATTCCAAACTATTTCTTTTTAGCTAAAATACCTTCAAGTATTTCCATTAGACCGTCAAAGAGTGAATTTAGAATATCCTCTTCTTTGGCTTCTGAAATTAGAGGGATGTTAATTTTCTTATTAATTTCATCAACAATCTCTTCTTTGTTTTCTTTAAGGTAGTTTACTATTAGTCCAGCTATCATTTTGTTTTATCCTTTCCAGAGTTTCTTGAGTGTCAGTAGACCCACAACCAAACCAACGCAAACCGATGCGAAGTTTAGATATGGACTTAACATCTCCATATGATTTATAAATGCCCCACCGAATGAACCCATCATTCCTACAAGTGGTTTTTCTACTACTGTTAAAAGTGTATCTTTCATCTATTCTCCTTTATGAATTTTTTTTATTTAAACTGCTTATTATTCTAACGATTGAATGGTAGCTACCCTCAAGTCGTGCAAGCTCCTTATGTAAATCTGGAAACTCGTCTGTTTGAAGACGCTTCTGTTGGTCTATAAGCTTGATAAGAATCCCCTCGGTACGATTTTGACTCTCTTCTAGCTCCTGCATAAGCGTCTCCTGTATCCATTTATTTTGTCTAGATACATAAAAACCCAGTGCTATTACCCCTGCCACTGGCAAGCCAAAGGTTTCAATTAAATTTACAAAGTCCACTATTTATACTCATCTGGGTTTAATCTGTACTTTTTATCTACCCCACTCTTCTCCATCAGGTCGTTACAAACCTCACTGGAAATTTTACAATATTCTTTATAGTTTATATCCATACCCTTTTTCTTTCTTTTTTCGTACATTTTTTTAATATTGCATATGTCTGGTCTCGTGTCGTATATACTACATTTGTTATCCTCAGATAAAAACTTGCAACTTCCATCTTCCTTAGTGGGTAATCCTATCAGACCTGCTTGCTTACAGCACGCCCCACATTGACTACAGTTAAACTCCATCACTTTCCAAATATCTTTTTAGCCATTAATAAAACTATTATTACCACTACTACTGATATAACATCAACAACGTGATTTCCACTGTCGCTTTCTAATGCACCTAGTGGCGTTTCTACTCTAAATGATTCAATTTTTGCTCTCTCCTGTGGCATTAGTTATTATCCACAAAGTGTTCTATAGTGCCCTTTCCAGGACCATTGTAAATTTCTTTCCAGTATTTAGCTTGCTTAACCATTCCACTAGGGATTGGCTTGGGGCATCTCCAGTATTTATATCTACAAAAAGCTACCTGTAGGTATATACTACACAGCACGCTGTTCTCTGGGTCTGTTAAATCAAGCCCACGCTTTACTAGGTGGTCTAATTTTTCTGGTCGGAACTTAAGGTAATTGTTGATAGTGTCATTAATGGTATCTGGTTCTACCTGAAAGAAACCCAGTGCTGGACCTTTAACTTGTTCTAGGTGTCTGTATCCACTCTCAGCCATACCAGTCCTGTAGACTAGACTCTCTGCATCTTCACTATACATATTCAAGTCCTTAAGTACATATCTAATTATCTTTTTTATTGAATTTTTCATTTTAACTTTCCTTGGTTTTTATGAAACGACTTTTGCTTTGATTTATAGCTTTTAATTCTTCTATCTATCCTATTTCGTTCTTTTTTATCGCTCGTCTCTCTCAATAATTCTATATTACTATCTATTAATATTTTAATATATCTATTAAAATCATCTCTCTCTGCATTAGAAAACCTAGTATAGGAAGAAACATTGTACATATCGTACATCTTTGAATTAGCTGCAAATGAATCTGGTTCCGTTAACAACTTCCTTATAATTGGGACATTCTTTATTTTTTTTATTTTCCCAAATTTCATTAAATCATACCCTGTCGTATATAAATTTCTTGAGGTTCTATATGGACCTCCACCCCAAGACTCAATAAAGTGGTCTACCCACTCAGGATTTATTTCAATTAAGCCCCCTTTGTATCCACCACCTTTTCTTGGTCCACCCCCTGTAATTTCTGATATCCAATCTGTTGCCATCTTTGTATAAGGGTTCACTCCAGGGAAAGTTTCTTGACTTGCTGCCCTAGGTTTATTAGCCCACTTATTTGCTATTGGAGCTCCAGTAAACTTTTTATTATCTATTATTTCCCAGAGTGGTTTAGTGCCATAGGCTGTTGGAGCAAAAGATGATATTCCTGTCGTTCCAAACCCAATAGGGCTAGCTGCATTACCAAAAGCCTCCACCACTCTTTTAATATTATTTGTATGCTTAGGCTTTCTTCCACGAGATATAGCAACAACACCATCAGCCATCACATTTCCGAGTGTGTGGAAAATATTTAAACCCCAACCTATTTGCAGTTTAAACATTTGCCCATTAGGAAGAGGATACATAATATACGAATCTTTTTCATAGTCAGGTATTCCATCTGTCCAAGGATACTCGTCCTCGTCTGGGTCATCCATTAACATAGAATTGATAATATTTAAAATAAATGATTGCATTGTTATTGCCATAACCATTCTTCTGGCAGACTTGCTCTTATATATACTGTTTGCCAATATGTAGGTGCCCTGCATACTTGCATTTGAGAACAAATACGATGCTCTAAACAATGCTCCCTCTTGACCCTTTTGATTAAAGTCAACAGTTAAATCTCTCGTAGCTATTGCTGCATCGGCTTTAGATAATCCAGCCTCTCTTAAGTTTTTATATGCCGATAATCTTGTAGCTTGCTCTATAGCCATATTAAAATCTTCTGCAAACTTCCCTATAGCTCTCATAACAACCATTGGGTTCTTGCCCTTATGTCTCTTTATTATCTTATCAAGCTCTTTTAATTTATCTTCAATTTTTCTATTGGTGAACCAACCTACTGTAGCACCTTCTTTCCTCATTTCCTGATAATACTTACTCCACGCATCAAGCTTCTTTTTATTTACCGATAATTTTGCATCACCCTTGTCTCTCATAGAGCGATATATGGCTCTCATTGGACCACCAGACATAACATCTTTAAATACTTTTCTTCCTATTTTCTTATCAGGGGCTGATGCTTGTATATTTACCATCGCTGTTTGAATATCTCTAATAAAATTACCCAATATAAAGTCAGGATTATATGTTGTATATGCTTTTCTAAGGAAGCTATTAACTTTTTCCATCACCTTGTAAGATTTTTCTGTGCCTAAATTTTTAAAAGACTCCAATAAGCCCTTATCTGTTATAGTGATTATTTTTAACTTTCCATCTACTACAGCTTGTACCTCTTCGTTTCCTAGTTGCTTCTCTTCAAAAAACTTTAAATCTCCAGCCTTATCAAATCTTGGTATATATCTCTTACCCCTTGCACTCCAGAAAGATGATGGGTTCTCTAGAGCCAGCAAGTAAAGCTTTTGTGCCACCCTGTTTTTACCTGACCTAACTACAGAGTTTGCATAATCTGAAATAGCAACTACAAATGGATTTAATGCCCTAGAGTTTCTGCCTCTCTTACGTTTAATATCTTTGCCTGTTATACTAAAACCTCTAACTCCTTGACCTTGTTGTTTTTTGTCTACGCCACCCTTTAATGGTACGTAGAATTTATATGGAGAATCCTTTGTAAATTTATTATATGTCTCTTGGGAAATAAGACCACTATCTCTCAATATTCTAAGTCTTTTTTTAATAATTTTATTATCAAATTCCCTCGCAAACTTGACAATGCCTGTTCCACGATATTTTTCTAGGATAGATTTATACCCCTCTATTATTGTGCCATCTTCTAGGGTAATATCTTCTCTCGCCATTCCAGAGCCTGTCCCCTCAAATGTAGCATCGTCTTCGTGTACTTTTTTGTTACGCTCTTCTGCGTGTCGTGCATACAAGTATTCTCCAAAAGACTCAACATCAAACCCAGCATCCATTAGCCTTATAAGAAAATCTTTTTCTATGTAATTATTAAAATCTTCTAATTCTGCACTTACCTTGCCTGGGAATAGTTTTGCTTCTTTATAAGGGTCTGTTAGCTCATCTGCATCTCTAACCAATCCAACGGTTTTATCTATCCTTTTTAATGAATTAATATATTTTCTTATGAATCTTTCTCGCCTAGTCTCGTCTGATAATTCTAGTGGTTGGTCTGCTGGTTTAAGCTGGTAGCTTACTTGAGCTTTTTGCTTTTTAGGGAGGAGATTTTTGTTAAATCTTGGTCTGAGATTTGATATGTTGTTCCTAAGAACTGCTGAGTATCGTTCTGGATACCTTTCTTCGTATTCTGTGATGATTTTGAGGTACTCTTTGTCTGCCTTTTGTCTGCTTCCAAAAGCCCCAATAAAGCTCGCCTTGCCAGTTCTTTGTTTAATTTCTTTGACATCTGATGCCTCCTTAAATAAATCTACTAAATTATTTCCCTCATCTACAACAACTAAATTAAATTTATTTCCCTGTATAGGTAAAGTCTTAAATAAAATTCCTGCATCTGTAAGCATTTTAGTATATGTTTTTAAATTTTTTGTATCTACATCTATTTCTACCTCATACATAGAATCTGGACCATTTTCCTGCACAACAAAATTTAATATCGTTTCTTGGTTTCTTGATAATCCTTTTACTGCTGCTATATACTTTAGTTGCTCTACATCTATTTCTGATGTTATTTCAGTGTACACGCTTGGTTCAGCCCCTGTTTCCCATTCACCCAAGCTTGACTTAGTTGTAGATTTCAATCCTTGCTCTACCTCTAAGTCTGCAACAAATCTATGAAAATTTATCAAGTCTTTACTTTTAATTCCCTTTACAGCTTCATCTAAACCAATTTCTTTTATTTGAGGGCTTGCAACTTGTATGCCTGTAGTTTTTACGCCAAACAAACTATTATCACCTGTATCTAAAAATTGTTTAAATAAATTAGTAGTAGGAGATTCTTTGTTTGTAATTGCTAAATTGTATGTCTTTGCCATTAAAAATGGATAATCTATTCTTTTATCACCTTCTTTTAGCTCTCCAACGTAATCTTTTAATAATATTGGCTCTTTTAGTTCTCTATAGCTTTTAAAATTTATTTCGTGGTCATAGGCTGGATGTTTTACTTTTCTATCATCTCCAGTCCTAATATCTTCTACTTCAGCAACTGCAACAATTTTCCCAGCTATTTGATTAAAATCTGGAACAGAAGTCTCTCTACCCACTTGCTTCATATTTACTTTAGCCTCTGTAGCTGTTTTATATATGTTTTTTTTATTTTTTCTATAAAGTTGATTAAATTTTCTGACCCCTACATTTTCTATAGCTGCTCTTTTTAAGGCTTCTATGAACGTAGGATTGTTTTTCATAGAATTAGCTGGGTCTGTAAGAGTTGTTATAGCTATAATATTATTTCCTTTGTCGGCTTGGTTTTTTATCTTTATAGCTGGTATTTTTGTAACTGCCCAACCCTTATATGTTCGTGGGTATCTTATTCCAAAATCTTCTTGCTCTCCCTTTAAATTGAGATTTGCTGCATCTCCAGCTATTATAAATGTTCCTGTGTTTTCTTTTTTATCTGCCGACACTATCTGATAGCTAGTATCTTTCTTCTTAGATTTTTTGGATTTCTTTTTAGGTTTTTCTAAATTTGGCAACTCTTCTAAGATTGTTTCTGGAACATTCTCATACGTTGCATCGTCAAATGTTTCATCCTCTGAAATTTTAGGCTTAGGCTTAGTAGGCTTCTTAAGGTCTCTAATAGGTTTGATTGTTTCTTTGCCTACCTTCTTCTCTACCTCTTTAAGTATCTCTTCTTGTTTCTTTTCTGGTATTACATCAAAGAAGTCTAGTGATTCATATGGTAGGGGTTCAAACTTCTCCTTTAGAGTCTCTATTATTTTTGGCTCCACCATTTCTATTTCTAGGATTGGTCCACTATATATACCAGTAATCTCCTGGAACTGCTCATCTCCAAGTATGTCTCTTAGTATTTCTAGTGGTTGCCTAGGGTCGTCAGGCAAAACCGAACCACCTGGCATTACTTCTTTTTCTATTTTTATTTTCAGCTCCCTAGTAGCAACTGGAGATATTTTTTCTATTTCTTTGGGAACAATTTTCTTTGCCCTACGATTAAGAAAGTTAAACAATCTAGGCTTTGACTTAATTTTTTTAGATATTTCCTTTCTTTCCTTAACTTTTTTAGGTGGTGGTGGAACTATCTCTGGTAGGTCTTCAAGCTCTGCTTCTGGAACATCCTCGTATGCTTCGTCTTCAAATGTCTCATCTAGTGTTGGCTTAGTCTCTGGCTTTAACTTTTTACGCTTCTTCTCTATTCTTTTTTTGCGTCTTTCTTCTTTCTTGGTAGGTTTCTTCTCTACCTCTACTTCTTCTTTGGGTGCTTCTTCTGCTTTAGGCTTTTCTTCCTTTTCTTCTTGACGCTGTTCTCTTCTTCTTTTTAGTAAAGCTGCACGCTCCCTAGAAATTGTCTGCTTTCTCTCTTGTGCTTGTCTATATATATCAGCCACACCAGAAGAAACATTAAATCTTTTAAATGCCCTGTTGAACATATTACTAATAAACTGGAAGGTCTTATCTGCTGCACCACCCCTATCCTCTTGAATGCTCTTATATTCGTAAGATTTACCCTCTTTTTCAAAGAGTTCTTGTTCCGTAAGGGTTTGGGATACATCTGGAATCATCTTGTCTGACATTCCATTTTCTTCCATCATATCATTTATAAACTGATTTATTTCTATCCTATAATTTTCGTCTGTTTTATATGTATCATAGTGCTCTGCAAAGACATCACTTTGCTCATTGGACAAGCCACCCCTATAATAAAGTCCATAATACTCTTCTATAGCTGTATCTAAGTCTGCACCTTTTCGTAGACCCAATTTTAGCTTGAAGTTATTAAACATAGTAAACCCTAATATATTTACATTATTAATATCGCTTGATAATCCCTCTCCTTCTAATGTAACCCCTTCATTTTCTAATTGCTCTTTAGTGGCTTTCATTTCTTCTTCAAGGTTTATATCTAATGATACCTCTTCTTTCAAAGAAGGGTCTTTAATGATTAGTCCCCTTATGAACTGTAAGATATTTTTTTTCTGCTTGGTTTCAATTATAGTTTCAACTTCTTCAATCTCTGCATCAGATAAATTTTCTTTTTTACCTTTTGACTTATTTTGTAGAACCTCTAGCCTTTTATCATTTTTCTCTACTTCATTCTCTATTTCTGTAATTTGCTCGCCAAGCTCTGGATTATTTTCATTAAATTTATCTATCTTTTTATTTTCTCTTGCTTCGTATACACTATTGAATGCCTTTGATAACTTTCTCTTACCAATCCCTGGGACTGAAAATGCAACCAACTCCAAAGATAGCTGTTCCCACGTTGGATTTTGCCATACCCAATTCTTATTTTCAAAACCCTCTATTAGTGGCTTTCCATTTTCATCTTTCGTTGTTGATAATAAGTTTAAAATATGTCTACCTGCATCACCAACTCTCTCTTCAAACATCTCCTCAAATACGCCATGATAACCAAATGTTCTAAATATCTTTTCTATATCTTTATTGCTAGCACCTGGATTTACTTTTTTAAACGCTCTCATTACAGCAGTGCTCATTAAATATTCTTTGTTGGGTAGACCTAATTTATCCCACGACTTAATAAACTTATCGCCTGTATATTTACCCACCTTTGTCTTGCCAATCCACCTTGCTAGCTTTGATGGAACGCCACCCACCATCTCAGAGCCAAACTCTAAAGTAGTACCCCAATAAGCTTGTCTTTCAGCAGAGAGTTCATCCATACCATTGTATATTTTAAATAGTTCGCCATCAAGCAGTTCATAGCCTGGCATTAGATTTCTAATTTTCGCTGTCTCTACATCGCCTGATAAAGATGTCCCAACTGTTGTTATTGCTACTTTCTCTGTAGCTCCTTTAACAAGTCTTGTGGCAGTTCTATTTTTTAGCTCCCTTTGTATTTTTGTTTCAATTCCCTCTTTTATATATTTTTTTAAGAATTTATCTGCAACCTTAATTGATGCCTTGCTACCAACCTTAACAAGACCACCTGATGTCCCAATCTCTACAAAAAAACCTGGCATAGATGCCAACATTTCAACTAATGTAGCACCCCAAGTTGCTGTACTCTCGTAATCCTGCTGCTCTACCCAAGCCATTAATTCATTTAACTCTTCCTCGGACATACTTGCTGGGTCTTCGTCAAACCTCTTTGCTAGCTTGTAAGCGTTAAATAACTCAGGGGCTCCATAGATTGCATCTGCGTATGGTATGTATTCGTGCATATTTTCATCTAAATGCTTCATGGCTGCAGCGAAGTCATATACTTTCTTATTTCTTTCTTTAAAATCTCTTTGAATATCTTTAATATCTATGTTGAAAAAATCTTTTTCTAGAGTACCCTTCTCTAGCGATGCCCTCCATTTAGACATTAACATACCTTTAATGGATGTAATATTGCCATTTTCATCCATATAGAGACCAGTCTTACCTGTTTTCTTATAATATCTATCTTCAGCTTGTCTTATCTTTGGAGATTTTTTTAAAATATCCTCTAATAATTCCTCATCTCCCTCTCCATGAAGTCCCCCTAAAGCCCAATGATACCAAGAATTGAATGCCTTTGCTGCATTATTGTCGTGCAGTTTTACATAATCATCCTTATCTTTATACAGGTCGTATCCAAAGTATTCTTTATACCTTTCTCTACCTCTTGTATTTATTTCATTTTTAATAATCTCTAATTTTTCACTCTCTTTATTCTCTGTCAATACATCTTCTACATTGGTGAGGGATTTTGGAGACTCATGACCCTCTATTCTTCCGTATAAATGCGATGTTTTGAATTTCTTTCTAGCCATTGCTTCTTTTGCAACATCTAGACTTATATCTTCTGGAGTTTTTCTTGAGGTGAACGCACCAACACCTGGAGTTCCCTCTGGGTACTTAGCTTGTAATTCATCACGATATTTTAACATAGGGTCTACAGGGTTTGATAGCCTGTAGTTTAATTCATTAATAGCGTTAACTTGGTCTTCATTGAAATTTTCAGGGTTCGCTTGAAGCTCATCATATTTGCCACGAATGAAGTTTACCTGCTCTTCATTGAGGTCGTCAACAGTATAATAAGTAGTATACTTACGCTTAAATAAGTCCTTTAATGGGTTTTTAATAGGTGGCATTATTAATCTTTCGCAAGTAGTCTGAGCCAGTCATCCTCTGTAAAAGTCTTTCTTGGTGGTGGAATGAGCGTACTTGGGTCTACTTTATCCCATTTAGTATCTCCAAATGTGTCTGTTTCCCCACTTCCTGTATAATAACTAGGTGGGGCACCATCAGGTCTTCTAACCGAATGAACCTTACTTGGGTCTATGTCTTTATTACTTAAAAGCTCAGGGAAACCACTTACACTTTGACCAAATTTACTTTTATAATTTCTATATTCCTTTATATTTTTTGGCTGTGAAGGGGTAAATTCTCCATAATCCTCAGCTCTAATATTGCCAAAAGCGTCTATTGCTTCATCTCTATAATCTCTTTCACCAAGCTGTGCAAACTCCCAAGCTTTTGTCATGGCTTTCACTTTATTCTTTTGTAAATTTTTTAATCTAGGAATATTTGATATTAAATCGGCATCTTCTGATTCGTAGTCCATATTGTCATCTTTGTATTTAGTAATAGCATCGGATAAGTTCTTGCTCACTGTAAAATACTCATCCATAGCTTTTTCGTATTCTTCTCTTTGTACTTCACCAGAAGACTTATATCTATCTATTAACTTTTGCCTTTCAAGCTTATCTTTTACAGCGTTAGACTTTTCTTTGTTTATTATTTTATTAAATTTATTTTCATATTCCTGCTTTTTTTCAAGTGGGGCTAGCATTTCATTGGCTTTATCTTTGCCCTTAACTACATCTATAGCATTTCCATTCTCATCTGTAATTATATAGAGGTCTTGGTCTTTAAATTCCCTTATATATCTTCCCACTAAATACTTTGAATTTGGAGAAAGTCTTTTATTTTTTGCTATTTTTTTATGATTTAATATTTTATTTTTATCCATATTGCCCCTTATTAATCTGGTCTATCATAACGTCTACCCCACTGCTCTGGGTCATTTGGGTGAGTGTCTTCATTTGCAGTATATGTATTTTGATTAGAATAATCCTTACTCATCCCAGTTGCAAAATCTGCACCAGCTTCATAGGCAGCTAATGCCTGACCTTGCTTTGATTGCATCTGTTGTAATTTTGCCCCACTAATAACGCCTGCTCTCTTCATCGCAAGTTCTCGCATTAGGGTTCCTCGTTTCATTAAAGATTCTTGGTACCTACGTTCTGCATCAGCTTTTGTCCTTTCGTTCTCCAAAGCTATTTGGCGAGCTTGTGTTGCTATAGAAGCTCTCACATCTGCACCAATCTTCCTAGACACTTCTTGGGCTATTATAGAGCCCTCTAAGCCTTGTGCAGTAATTTTCCCCATCGCCTGAGCCTCTTGAGCTTCCCCTTGTTGATAGAGTGGCTGTGCCATTTGCATATTTAACTTTTCAACATTCATGGTGCCTTGCTCTGCACCTTTTTTCATTCTACTCATAGCCTGAGCTTCTTCTGGAGACATCCTTCCTGCAGCTTTTAATTGTTTAAGCCCTGCCTTTTTTTGCTCTGCAATTAATTTTTTCTCTTGCTGTCTCTTTATTACGCCACCTACTATCTTAGACCCCAGTATAACAGCCATAGTGACTGGGTCTGGCATTTGCTTGTCGTTTCCATAAGGTCCATTTTGAACCCATCCATCAATTTGTTCTAATAATTGCATTAGATTTCCTCCCTTACACTATGAAAGAGGTCTCTATCTGCTGATTCGTTAATTAAGTTTTCCATGTTCATAATCCATTTTGTCCAATAAGTGTTATATATATCTGGCGAGGATTTAGCGTTTGCTATTGCTATAGCATAGTCGCATAAAGATGTATGGAACTGGCCAGGGATTAAAGGTTGATAATCCCTAACTCCAAGCACAGTTACCATCGCTCCAATCGCATCTGACCACTCAGAGCCTGATAGGGAGCCCTCGGCTGAAAAAGCACTATTTAAAGTATAATAGCTTCCAATCCTATCAGGAGACTCCCCTGCAACCAATGCCCCAAGATAATTAGTAAATGATGTGTCTGGCAAGCCTGCAGATATTGTCGCACCTGAATTATTACCCCCAGACAATGTTCGTACTTGACCCTCAAAATGAAGCTTCTTGCCATCCAATAGTCCACCTAATGGGGTATCTATATACACTGTTGGTCCAATAGCACTATAATATTGTAGGGTGTAAATCTTATTTCTTGTTTCCTCGGTTAATCTAGATTTATAATGTAATATAAAATCATCGCCCCTTGAAGGTGCTGAGTTAAATACTATAAAATTTCCTGATATTGAGTACGCTGTAGGCGTTCCTGTGTATGTCTGTCCAGTGGTACTGCGATGAATTTCATCCTCTGTCATTTTCTTTAAGCGTGTTCCCTTGTGGGTAACCCCTATATCTTGTAGGTAGTTAAGGGGGAGCTTTGCGTAGTTATGCTCCCTTACAGTATCATGAGAACCCTCTCCAAGTCCATAGTCTGTATATGGGACTTTAATCTTATATAACGCCTCAAATAACATAAGTTTATCTGAAAGCTCTATTTCTGCTTCCTTCAAAAGCTCTTTTAGTAAACCACCTGGAGCATCTGTGAAAAGCAAACATCTATCTACTAATTTATCCCATGTCATATTAACTTCCTTGTTCTAATTTTTTTATTCTTGCCTCTAAGTCAGATATTATCTGCTGAAGTCTTGCAATTAACTTATTTATTTCTGCATCTTGAGATTTATATCCTATACTACTCATACTCTACATCTACTTTTGAAATTTCTCTTACATTATTCTCGTTAAATTGGTCTGTTATATTAATCCTTACACTTTTTCCTCTTTGGCTTGTACGAGTTGACTGAACCCCATCTAGATATTCTTCTTTTGTTACTGTATACATACCTTCACCTCCAACCTCCAACTCCATACCAACTGAACCCCCACCTTTATTTGTATTGGTATTAACTCTTCTAATATAGGCGTTTTGGTCGTATGGGGTTAACTCCTGCTCACCAGTCCACGCTTTTATCGTTATAGTTTGGCTTCCCTTATCTTGATAGGATGAAGTATTGACTGCCTTTCTTATATAACTATTATTTCCAGAACCACCACTACCATTTGAGCTACTTTCTATTAATAAAGTATTATTGTCATTATCTAGTGCAAACTCATCGTACCCAACACTTCCATGTTTTTCAGTTGCCCATGTTTGTCTTAAAATATCATATGTCCAAAAAAATGTAGTTGTTGATACGCTTTTTGTTATATATAGTTTATTATATTTTACATCATAATGTGTTTTCATAATAGCTGAACTACTTGCAACATTTGCCTGATATTCATCTCTAATTGGGTATGTTATTGGTGTTGCAGAAAAACCTGAATTTAAAAATATTACATCTTCTTGCGATAAGAAAAATATCCCATTAGGCGTTTTTGTAATCCCCTTATCGTGTAGGCAACCTATATTAGGGTGAGCCTCTACTAAACTCCAATTTGATGGGTCAGCCGATGGGATACTAATTCTAAAGATTCCTTTTGTCATAAATACAACTATGTCACTCATTAGGGATTCTATTCCAACTATCTCTCCACCTTGGAGGTCGTCAAGCTTAATAAAATTACTTGTAGGGATAATGTCTGGTGCTCCTGGGTTAGAGTACATTACAAAGTTGGGGTACTCTTCAGTATCCTCATCTCCTGTAATTTTAACATTAGCAACAAACTGCCTACCATTAAGCATCGTGGCGTACTTAAATTTAACATCTAAGGACGTAACTCCATCGTTTTGGTGTCTGGTTCCATCTGGCAATCCTGGGTCATAAAAATCAAATAACATATATTGGTTCATGTCATTATCGTTAGCTCCATTTGTACCATAACTATAAAATTGATAATTAGATGTGCTATAGAAAAAAGTATCACTATCTGGCGTTAAGGCAGAGTTATTATTACCAAGGTCTGGTATCATATCCTCCACTCTCACAAAACCATCAACATTATCAACAATGACTGACCTATCTGTATAATCTCTTGTTGGATAGTATGCATTGTCAAGATGAATTTGTATGCTGTTTCCTTTTAAGATTCCATTCTGTAATCCTTCGTCTTGAAATGCTTTTGACATCCCAATATCTTTACCTGCAAAGCCTACCAAATTATCATCAAATGTGTAATTGGATACTGCTGGTCTAACAGAAAGACCCTTTACATACACTGCTGCATTATCAACATTGTCTGGTATATAGTTAAAATAATACATATATAGGGTTGTGCTTGATGGTGTTATTTCGTATTGAAACCATCTCCATTTGTCAATATTTTGATTGGTGCCACCTTTTCCGATTGCTATATCTTGCAACCCTTCTGCTGATTCTTGGTCATGTCCAGATGAATCTGAAACGAATAGCCTCCATCTTGCATCTCCATCACTAAACCCTTCAGCCCTAATCCAGCCACTAATTATATGTTTGGTTGTAGAAACTGCAGCAGAGCCACCGAGTCTCCACCTTTTCATATCAGTATTTGCTGCCCCTGATGACCAAAATTTAAGGTGTATTTCGTCTGTAGAACCACCATCGCCAGAGTTAGTTGTTGTAAAATTTGTTGTAAAGGGTCCAGGGGTATCAGTGTCACCTTGCGTTAGTGAAATAGCATCAGCAGTACTTGCTCCTGGAGGGTCAATATCAGTTCCATCATCAATAATATCTATTGTCTCTGCCCCTGCAAAGTACCAACCTCCGTTAGGACTACCTCCGATGACATCTCCACTATCTGCAAATATAAGTTCTGTAGCTTCTGATGGATGGTTAAATTTACTCATATTGTAAGAGCCATAGTATTCGCTTGACATATTTGCATCGTTTCTAACTACATTACCAAAAGTGCTTGCATAGCTATCATTAGTATTTACTAAATGGTATCCTGATGAATTAAAGTTAATTTCTAAGTTACCATGATGTGGCTCATATCTAAACCCATCTATAATTAATTCATAGCTATCAAAATCTGTGTCTGCTGAAGGTGTTGTGTCTCCTTTGAACCACAGAGTATCTCTAGCTCCATATAAATCTACCTGCTTTTGATTAGGGTCATTATCACCCATATATATTGATTTAATTTTAAAGTATGTTCCACCATTTGTGCTTCTATATACATTAATTGCACTCATTCGTGGATTTAATAGTTGTAGGTCTATTTTCCCAGTCATTAGATATGCAGACCTTTCTGCTGACAATATTCCAAGTGGCTCTGTAAGTTTAGCATCCATTTGTCTTGTTGTACCCTCTAATATAGGAGATTCTAATAATACTTCCTGCACTCCATCATACACTGGGACGAATTTATAATCATATGTATTATTTTTTAAATCTAAAAGACCATCTATATATTTTGGCGTACTAGAATTATTTTCTGTAATAGTGTTGGCTGATATAATTGGAACAGCCTCATCTATGAAAAATGTAGGGTACATTGTATGTGCATCAGCGTTATAGTCACGCTGTAGCATTCCATTGAAATGATGCCTATTAACATACTTAAGTAATAATGGAGAATGCTCAAGTCCACAGGCAAATCTAACTCCGTCTGTGTATGTTTTCATTCTAATGTGCATATCAGACGCACCTGATAGTATATCTATTGTGTCAAGGTCTCCATAATCATTGGCATTTAACATACCTATTCTCATATCAGAACCATCAACCCATGTCACCATTAATGCCCTTCCATCATAGGAATTTCCATCATTAATTTGCAAATTATTTGGAGTTGCTCCATCATCTTGCCTATCAAATATAAATGAAATAGTTGCGTGTTGACCTGCTGACCCATTATTATCTACTGCTTCATTAGCTACTGCTGTTGTAAATACAATAGTGTTTGTTGTTACTGAGCTTATGACAAGAGCTTTATCTTTATTTGTACAAGCACCACCACCATTCACAACTGCATTTGTGGATAAAACTATTGTATCTCCTGCTTTAAATATTGTTGTAAGGTCTGTTGAGCCTCCAGGAATTTTAATATTAGTGGTGTTTATAGTCCCACCTATAGTCAATGTGGTTGTTGATGTAAATGTTAAATTATTTGTGTTGACATCAACTATTTTCACACCTGTTAATTTTCTATGAACAAATATATCAGCGTTGGTGATTTTGCAATCCGTATTTCCTGTAATAGCACTAGATTGTGTTCCTGTGCCATATCTTTTAATTAACTTTCCGTTTACATGGCGTACATTCTCTAAAGTAGTAAAGCCATTAAATCCGACTCTTTTTGGGTCATCTTGTGTGTTTAGTCCTGCGTCTAAATTTACTTCAATTCTTGGCATTATACTCCCAGACCATTAATTGCTTGTAGCATAGCTGCTGCATTATTTGCTGCTGCTGTTGCCCTACCTTGTCTATTATCTTGTCTCCATAGTAATGCCTCTGCTAGCTCTACTATTGCTTGTTGTACTGAGTCACTTAAATATGTTATTTCTGTAGCTGTATCTACTATATCTGTAGGGGATGTTATATATACTAAAGTACAATCTGATGTAGCTGTTGAAGATGATACATAAAGTCTGTTGTTAAATAATGCTCCCTTAGTTCCGTAGTTATATGCTGTGTGGTCCCCAATAGCTGCTATTGTTGTTAGTTCTACAAATCTATCGTTAGTATCGTCATATACACTTACTATTCTAGTCATTGATGTTTCTAATTTTTCTACAGTACCACCCAAGTCAGTACTTATTGAAGTTTCTGCAGGGTCTGCTGCTACTCCATTAATTTCAAATGTATTTCCATCTAATTGGTTTACTGTTCCTGTCATTCCATTAATTTCTGTCATTTGTGTAAAATCATAAAGCTTAACTATATCTCCATCAACTAATCCATGTGAAGTTTTAGTAAATACTGTAGGGTCTGCTGCTGTCGCTGTTACATCTGTTATAATTGCAGAGCTTGTAGGTAAGCTAAAATATAGCAAACTCCCTAAGTCTGTATCTGCTGTTGCACTCCCCATTGTCCTTGAGGTCTGTAAATGAACAAGTGCATCATTTGATAGCATTGATATCGCTTGACGCTGTGCATCATTTAGTGCTACTAATTTCTGTGCTTCTGTAAAGTTTGCTTCGGTTAGGTCTTCCATTCGGTAACCTAAACTAAGCATCATATCTGCTCCTGTCATCTTATCTCCAAATATGGGGGCAAGTTACCCTGCCCCCAGTTTGTTACTCGTTTAAGAGTTATTTACTACTTACCAACAGTATAAAAACGCTGCTGTTGAAGCATCACCTCCATCATCAACTAAAGAAGTACCAAAATTATCTTCTAAAGTTGCTCTGAGACTCGCTTCTTCATCTACACTGTGTATTGCCATTGCTGCACCTGCTGTACAAGTACCATCTGTTCTTACATAGTCACAAAACCCTCTGACCTGTATCCAAGTATAGTAATCTGTTGTAACATCTCCTTGTGCAACACCCATAGCTTTTTGTGTAACACCACCTGCAGCCAAACCAGCTGACCTGTCGCAAGTAACTATGAATGGGTTGGATGCACTTTTGTTTTGCATCACAGCACCATTAGATGCACCAGTTCCACTACCTAGAGTAGTTGGAGCATCTTTAACTTGAACATAAACAAACATCTTGCCTAAGTCAAATTGTATAGTGTCCCCAAGAGTGTGTTCTGCTGTTGCATCATTTACTCCAGCTTCAATGTCTGCTAGACTTACAGGAGGTATTCCTGCTTCTAATCTATATTGACTCATTCTACACCCCCTTTCTAGTAGCCAGTAGGACCACCAACAATCATTCCTTGCATTCTTGGGTTAGTACATACTAACTGACCCATCCAGAAGATTTTGGCTGTCCTAGCGTCTTGGTTAATTGGTTTCTGGAAATCCTGGAAAGAGAAGTTTCTCTTACTGTGAACCTTAAAGTCAAGATACTTAGTGTTTAAGAATAACATTACGCCATCTGGGCAATGTGAATCTGCAACAACATCTGCACCTTTGAACCTAAGAGTTGAGAAACCTGCATCTGCTAATCCAGCGTCTGTTCCAACAAATCTCTTATTTGCCTGCAAAGATGTCTCATACGCATCGTATAAGTTCTGAGGACAAATAATGAGGTCTGGCTGGTCACTACCAATAGTTAGCTTACCATACATTCTAGTCATTCTTCTAACTATTTTACCAACACCATCAGTTGTTTCGCTTAAGTCACTCCAAGTAGCTCTTGCGTTATCATTATCTGCATCTTGTCCAAACGATGCAAATGGTGATTCCCACCAAGTGTAGCTATCAGAGTTAACACCACCTAGGCTTCTATTGTAACCAATAACACAGTTATCAATATTACCAGGGGCGTGCCACGCATCAGATGACCCTGCGTCAATTATTGCTCCTTCTGCTGTGTAATCTGCTGACGCTTCTACACCTTGACCACAAAGTGCTGTGATTTCGTTACTTCCAGGGGCTGCAGTACCAGAACCAAATAATTTAGTTCCAAATAGGTCCTTTAAAGAACGCTCTGCATTTCCCATTTTAGATTTCAACAGTGATAACACCATGCTATCACCTGAGTTTTTCAATTCTTCTTCTCCAGAAATTGATATATTAGCATACGCCTGTTTCCAATCCCACACTGCTGATGTCACAGGGTCGGATGGAGTTGTATCTAGTACATCATATCCAGAGTAGAAGCCTTGAGCTGTATTCTTTGCATATTCTAGTGGAGTAATAATCTTTCTTCCACCATCTAACTTTTCAGCATTCTTAAGAAGCTTCACTGCTAGAGGGTTAGAGTTAAAGATATTATCTACTAAAACAGGCAAGAATTTATCACGAGTTAACGAGGATAAAGCATCCCAATTAATCGTTGTTGAACTTACTGCCATTTTTTAGCTCCTTTATCTGTTAAAGTACTTAGCGACATCAGGGTCATCTATATTGATGTCTTTCATCTCTTTGTAGTTCTTCGGTGATGAAACTTCCGTAGCACCTATCTTAGAGTTATGAACGACTTTCCCCATGTTTCGCTGTTTATTTCCATCTAACTGTCTATGATGGTCAAGTTCATCTTGCATCTTATCGTAACTCCAAAGCTTAAATGCTTGGTTCAAATCAGTCAAATTAGATTCTTGAGCGAACTCTAAGAATTTAATGTCATCATCTTCACCTTGAAATGAGTCTTTGTTGTCATCAACAATAGCATTGAACTCCATTTCTAAATCATCAACGTGTCTTTCAAACTCCATTTGATTTAGTCTCCCCTCAACTTCTTCCATCTTTATGTCAGTTTCACCTTTTTCAGGTTCTGCCATAATTTCTTCTTCAAAGCCTAGGGGTCGTAGCTCCTTATCTAATCCCAGTTCCTTTAAGCCTTTTTCGTCCTCGTAAAAGAAATCTTTTACATAGTCACGAAACTCAGAGTCTTCTGCGATTTTATCGTTGAACTTTGACCATTTTGCGATTTCTTGAGCCTTTTGGGTGTTTGATGCTTGCCAATTCTCTTTGTTAGCAGAATCTTCCTGCCAACGCATAATATCAGCTCCATCAAAAGTTTCACCATCAATCTCAACTTCATAGTCCTCTAGATTGAACTCATCGCTCTCACTAACCTCAGTTTCTCCTTCTGCTTCAGTTTCCACTTTCGTTTCTACCTCTGCTTCTTCTGGAGTATCAGCTTCGTGAGTTTGGCTTCCAAAGCCTTCTTGTCCGTCAACCCCTGCTTCTTTTGCCATTGGCACTTCATCAGCACCTGGGTTTTCGTATATAGACTGCTTATCGGAATCCGTTAACTCCACATCATTGTATGGACTTGGCATTGTAGACGCTCCTTTCAGCTTTCGCTTGTTTGGTGTTGGTCTTCAAATTTTTACTTAATTTCATTATTTTACACTATTCCTATCATCTGGAAGAGCTCCATATCCTCTAGGACCAGATTGAACCTTATAGGTCGTTCCTTGGTATCTAAAATATGATTTCCCTGCTCCTGCTGCAAGAGAGGCTGCTGCTTGTGCAGTTGCTGCTGTATCTAATCCTTTATCGCCACCGTGTAAATCAATTAACACATCTTGCTTAAAGCCATTACTGTGAACTGGGCTCTGGAATTTACCTTTTGCAAATCCTTTAAGTGCAGCTCTTCTCTTGGCAGACCTTGCTCCTTTTTTCTTTCTCTTAGCCATCTTATTCTCCTTCGCCCTCTTCTGGGACTGCACCCATTTGAGCTCGTTGTTGTAGCAGAGTTTCCATTATCTCATTCTCATCTGTTGAGTTGTTTAATGTTTCCATCTGCTGTTGTTGCATTTGTTGTTGCATTTTCTTTTGTTCTATAATTTCCTCTAGAATATCCTTTGAAATATCCTTTTCGTGCCATCTCCAGAATTGCTCTGGTGTTAATAGTCCAATTTGAACATACTCTAAGGCTTGGTCAATACGACTTGCACGAGATTCTGGCATAGATGAGCCTGGGATATATTTAAAGTCCATATCGTCAGTAAGCTCGTATGGCTGTACCTGCTTAAATTCATAGCCCATTTGGGTGTTTCTGCGAATAATTATAGCTGACTCGTAGTTATTAGCCAGAATACTTAAAGTTTGCTTATATATGTCTATTATGGAGTCAAATCCTATCTCTCTCTCCTTTGCTCTTATTATTTGCTGTGATGCCTCTTGCAGTGCTGATATCGCCTTGGCTGCTGTAACTCCACTTGGGTTACGCCCTTGTGTGATGTCGTGAATGCCACTAATTGAGTCTGTAAGCTGCATCATATACTGAGCTAAAGGCAGGTTTGATGAGGACATATTACCTGCTGGGAGCCTTTGTATTTGCTCGTGAGGTCCATTTGTCCAAAATACCTGTCCTGGTTTGTCGCTTGGTCTGTTTCCAGGCGTTTTTGATAGTGATTTACTCATTACCCATGCTGGATTTCCATGGTAAATAATATTATCAAGGCTTTGGGAAAGCAGTATAGCTGTACCTACTACAAGAGGCTCAACAATCTCTGGTTCCCCTTTGCCCCAAAAGTGATGTTCATCTGAGTAATTCTTAAATTGTACAATAGGAATGAAGTCTGTAGGTGCCTCTGTGTGCTGAAGTAATACTTTACCTGCCCACGTTGTTAGATAAAGCTTGTCATTCATGTAGTGCCAGCACTCTTTTAGTAGAACCTGACCACCAAATACTTCTTTGTCATCCATATCATCTGTAGGACCTATTTCTTGAAAATCAGTTCTTACATCTCCACTAAATGCTGATACTCCTGTCTCTGATGATGTCCCAGCTTGACCTCCTGAAGCTGTTGTGGTTTGTCCTACGCCATCTTCTGACTTTTGACGGATAAAGGCTTTATATTCGT